CTATATTGGCAACTGTTTCCCACATAACTATGCCGATGCTGGTGACGATGAACGTGGTATGATGACGATGGAGTGGGGACAGGCTCCCGAATATCATGCCTGGCCCGAACAGCCCAGGTATCGTGTGTATCAGCTCAGTGATCTATTGCACAACACTGATGCCATGTTGTCTGCTGGTATGCACGTTCGAGTAAATTTGGATGTTGATATCAGTTACGAAGAAGCAACATTTATCAAAGAAACGTTTGCAGGCACCTATAACCTGCGTGAGATTACCTTGATCCCACAAAAATCTGTAGGCGACGATATCACATTTGACACACAGGGCAACATCATGTTCGAAAGTGTAGACACCATTGTTACTAATCAGTTGACCAACATTGACAGCAAACAGTACGATCCTAGACTGTTGTTGGACATCTACAGAAACTTGTAATGTTAGATCAGGCCACTGTTAGACAGAAACTCGATGCCTGGCTGGCTGACTTTGTTGAAGTGCCGCATCCAGGGTTGGGAAATTGGGCACCGTGTCCCTATGCAAGACAGGCACGGGTCAACAACAAAATTGATATTCAATTTTGTGAAGTGGCCGAAATCACTGTTGCAATAAAACAAAACTTACAATCTTTAGAATCCAAAGATGCTGTGGTCATCTGTTTTGATCATAATCATATCAATCCTGTTGATCTGCAAGAATACACAGCCGGCATGAATCAAACGCTCATGCCTGACAATTATGTGATGCTGGAAGACCATCCCGATTCCCCAGAATTCGTCAATGGCGTCAGGATGAATTTTGGCTACTGCGGATTATTGATATTACAGAAACTAGATAAAATAAATACAGCATCAGACCAATTACGAGTCAAAGGTTACTATGATCATTGGGATACTACAGCACTAGATCAAGTGGTCAATTGGCGTTGCAAATGAAATTCTGTCGAATCAACTTATCCAAAACCAATTACACCACGCTAGACAACTTCATCATGTTTGTCAACCCGCCTGTGGAAAAGTTACAAACTATCTACAGAGAATATTGTCAATACAAGAAGTTTGAAAGTGTGATGCCTATTTTCGAATCTCAGTTTACGGATACCAAAAATGACACCTACGGTTACGTCGACAACTTTCGGGAAATTGTGGCATTCAGTATAGTGCGCCGACACGATACAAAAAACGCCGAGTCAATGCAGTTTGCTTGGAACTATGCTGATCCGTTGTTGCAATTGGGCATACGAAGTTTAGAAACCGAATGTGCAATCTACAAGAAATGGGGATATCAATATCTTTATCTTGGAGAGGCTGCTGACTATAAAGCCAAACTAGATGGCTATGAAATATTGGGATCTTTATGAACAGTTATCAAAAATTTAATACCTGGGGGCGATTGCGTTCAGTTGTGTTGGGCACATATTTTGCTCCTGAGTTTTTCAGCACTATTACGGACGCTCGTATACGAGAACCTCTGATGCAAATGGCCCAAGATATCAATGAAGATTTAGAAACGTTTCATCAAGTGCTAAAAGACTTTGGTTGTGATGTGATTCGACCTGCAATGCAGGCCCAATCGTTTGATGTAGAAAATGTGTATCAACCAACACTACAGGTAAGAAATACTCACTGTGTTGTTGGACAAACAATGTATCAGCTGAACCAAGATTTTTATCATCCAGTTGATCCTGTGCTACGTGACTATTGCAACAATGTTGTTAACTTGTTTGACGATAATGAAAAGTTCTACAATACCTCAATGTCTGTTGCCAAGGAGAACTGTAACTCTGTAAAAAATGTATGGTACTCAAAAAGTAAATATTCGGAATTGGCTGGATCGGATTGGCCAACGTATGAAAATTTTGTTCGAGGTCAACGGACAAAAAATCCAGCCATCAATGCAGAGATTGCATCATTTAAACGGGTACTAGCATACGAAACCAAAGAACTGTCACCGTTAGAAGGCCCAAATGTAATAAATTTGCCGGATAAAATCCTGGTTGATGCCAACGAATATTGCAACTATGCCGGGTGGCTAAAAGAACGAATCAATGATCATAGGCCTGTTTATCAATTCACCAGCAAGGCCGGACACGTAGATGGCTGTTTTGTTGTGATTGGTCCCAATACCATTTTAGGAATAGATCCGTTTATCGACTATGGTCACTATTTTCCCGGATTTGAAATTATAAAAGTTCCTGAAGAATCATACCAACATTACATAGACAACTACAATCAGATGAAGTCAAAGGTCGACGGACGCTGGTGGTTACCCGGAGAAGAGCAGAACAATCCGTTGATCAATTTTGTCGAGCTGTATTTAAAAAACTGGACCGGGTATGTGGCTGAGTCGGTGTTTGATGTCAATGTGTTGGTGCTGGATCAACACACTGTTTGTGTGTCCAACATAACCCCCGAAATAGCACAATCTTTTAAGCAACGAGGTATTGAATATATTGTTGTACCGTGGCGCCATAGATTCTTTGTTGATGGCGGTCTGCATTGCATAACCTTAGATTTATACCGAGACTGACATGTCGTTTTTGTTTGTTGATTATGATCAGGGTGCTGGCGGCGAATATTTTTGTGCTCAGCTGAGCCGTTCTGCTGAGTGTAGAACTTTGAAATATCTTACGTACACCACTGGTCGTACAAAAATCAACGACTTGTTTGATCAAGAGTTCCTTACAAAATTTCCCAGAGACATTGTCAAAGAACCGTTGAGTAATTTATATGAAATTGTGCCAACGCATAGGCACACCGAATTGGCAACAACACGACTCAAGAATATAAAAAGTTTGCGTATATGCAATCCTGTAGATGAAAAGATGTGGGCTTATTTAAAACATCAACAAATAAAGAAAGTGCTACTGGCCTGCTTGCCGTCAACTGAGCACTACATAGGCGAACTACGAATGCTAGCCAGAGAAGTAGGATCAGAGCAATGGATCCGACAGGCACATATAACCATGGACAATGCTTCATTGATAATGTTGGCACGAGGCATAGAACTCACTGAAGAAAATAAAAATACATTTATTAATGAAGTTGTTGGTGAAAAATTAACAGAGCCCACATACAACTACGATTTGATTGTCCCTTATGAAGATTTATTTTTTAGTACTGCACGAATTGAACAACAATTACTGGATGTATTTGGCATTCAAGTTGCAGACAACTGGTTAGCAGCCTATCGCAGGGGTTATGACGCATACCTTACACAGACTTGACATAATGATTGCATATTCCTGCAACATTGCCTGCACAGGCTGTATCAGCTTGAGCGATTACAAGCGAGATGGTGTTGCACCCTACGTAGACGTATGCTGTTGGATTTCAGAATGGTCTACTGTGGTCGAACCGGCTGTGGTCGTTGTATTTGGAGGAGAACCTTGCCTACATCCTCAATTGATTGATGTGTGTCAACAGATTAGGCTGGCTTGGCCCAGATCCAAAATTAGATTGATTACCAATGGATACCTATTGGATAACTTTGATGCTGGGGCTTGGTTTGAGTTGGGTCCATTCGAAATGCAGATCAGTATGCATCGTGCAGATCATCGAGCCCTGATCAACAAAAAAATACACTCTATATTAAAACAACGTGATGATTGGCGTGTGTCACAACACGGCGGAGACCATCATAAACAAGTTGCCTGGACATCAGGTGTTGTTACGGTCTACAAAAGTATATTCAAAGACTTTGTGGTTCCGTATAGATTGGATGATAATCATATTGTACCGTGGAACAGCACCCCCGAAGAAGCATACAAGATATGCGGTGCCAGTAGTACTCCAATATTGTACAAAGGCAAGCTCTACAAATGTCCACCGGTGGCCAACATCATTGATATGACCGGTCAACACTATGCTGGTTATCAAGGATATGAGGTTCAGGACGACATTGCTGAATTTGTCAGCAATGTCAATCAAGCTCAAGCAGTATGCGGACAATGTCCTACAAAACAACAGGCTGTTGTAATCGATCATCTTGATATAAAAAATGTCACTGTCAAACAAAAAATATCTAGTTAGTGGATGTGGTCTGAGTTTTGGCAGCCAAGAAAGAAAAACTTGGGTCAATATTTTTAGAACTTCAGGCGCAGACATCACAGATGTAGGCGGACCTGCGGTTAGCAATCAATGGATCCTGAATAAACTCATACTGGCATTGTTTGAAAATCATTATGATTCTGTTATCATACAGTTGACCAGTTTGGGCAAGTTGGATGTTGAAGTTGATCCGGAGAGGGTTGAACAACTGGTCAGGCCAGATACCATTAGAAACTTTACACACCAAGGTGTTTGGCCCAGTAGTGCAAGTCTTGAACACCCAAGCAAACAACTATGGAATCAATGGCTGTTTAGTCCCAGTTTAGAAATAGAAGACTTGGTCTGTAAACTGCTGTTGATTGATAATTATTGCCAACAACACCATATACGACTACAGGTTTATCAAGGATATGATATACCTTGGTCTGATACCAACAGATCTACGGTTGGACATATTGTCAACACTGATAAAAATTTATACGATGCCTATCCCGATTCCGAGTACTATCAGTATCATGATCATTCGAATACTGTGCCGTGCCTGTTGTATCAATTTGAGTTGGCTGAACAAATTGCCCAAGAGTGTTGTCCGGAGATATTGGATAGAATCAAAAAGACTAGACAACAATACGAAACAAAAACCATTTGCAAATCACAATGAATTGTGTTAATATAGATCAGTATGTTTAAAATAAAAACCCTGGCAGTCAAAAACTTTATGAGCGTGGGCAATTCCACACAGGCTGTGAAATTTGATCGCCGCGATCTTACCCTGGTATTGGGACAAAACTTAGATCTGGGCGGAGACGATACTGGCGCACGTAATGGTACCGGTAAGACCACCATTATCAATGCTCTCAGCTATGCTTTGTACGGCAGTGCATTGACCAATATCAAAAAAGATAACCTGATCAATAAGACCAACAGCAAAGGCATGTTGGTCACTATCGAATTTGAAAACAATGGCACGGAGTACAAAATTGAACGTGGGCGTAAACCCAATACCATGGCGTTTTATATTGGTGGGCAAGAACAAGAAATTGCCGACGAAAGCCAAGGCGATTCAAGAGAAACTCAGGCTGCTATAGAACGTATGCTGGGCATGAGTCACGAGATGTTCAAACATATTGTGGCCCTCAACACTTATACCGAACCATTCCTTAGCCTCAAGGCCAACGACCAACGTGCCATTATTGAGCAGTTGTTGGGCATCACCATGCTTAGTGAAAAAGCCGATACACTCAAAGAGCAGGCCAAAGCCACCAAGGAAGCAATTACAGAAGAAGAATATCGTATCAAAGCAGTGGGTGATGCCAATGCTCGTATACAAGAACAAATTGCAAACTTGATTCGACGACAAACACTTTGGCAGGCCAAACACGCTGAAGATGTTGCAGGTCTGCAATCAGCCTATGATGAGTTGGCCAAGTTGGATATTGAAGCAGAATTGGTCGCACATCAAAATCTAACCAAACACAGTCAACTGTTAAAAGATCGCGCAGACATTGAAAAAGCACTGGCCAGGGCCAGAACAGATCTTGCACGTGAATCGAGGTCAGCCGAGCGTTTAAACAAAGATATTGCGGCTTTGAAAGATCACAAGTGTCACGCCTGTGGGCAAGATCTGCACGACAATGCACACGAAACACAGTTGGCGGCCAAACACGCAGAGCTAAATACAGTTAACAGTAGTTCGGCTGAATTCAACGAACAAATAACAGCATTTGAACAAGCACTCATAGAACTTGGCGCTCCGGGTCCTGCGCCGCGAACATTTTACGATCGCGAAAGTGATGCATTTGAACATCGTAGCAGTTTGGCAAGTGTGTTGACACAGCTGGCCAGCAAACAGGCCGAAACAGATCCCTACACTGAACAAATTGCAGATATGCGCGAACAGGCCTTGGAAGAGATCAACTACGACTCAATGAATGAACTGGTGCGTGTCAAAGAGCATCAAGACTTCCTGCTCAAACTGTTGACCAACAAAGATTCGTTTATTCGTAAACGCATTATTGATCAGAACTTGAGTTATCTAAACACCAGATTGGGACAGTACTTGGATCGTATTGGTTTACCGCATACTGTCAAATTCTTGAACGACTTGAGTGTCAGTATCGAAGAACTGGGACGTGAACTGGACTTTGACAACTTGAGCCGAGGTGAGCGCAATAGACTTATATTGTCGTTGAGTTGGGCCTTCCGTGATGTATGGGAGAGCCTGTATCAACCCATCAACTTGATGTTCATTGACGAAGTTATTGACACAGGTATGGACAGTTCAGGTGTCGAAAATGCACTGGCTATTCTTAAGAAAATGGCCAGAGAAGGCAATCGCAGTGTTTGGTTGGTCAGTCACAAAGATGAATTGGCCGGACGTGTGAACAATGTGCTGAGTGTGGTCAAAGAAAATGGCTTTACCAGTTACAACACAGACGTGGAATCATCGTGAAAATTTTAATTACAGGCACTCGCGGACTGGCACTTGCCCTAGGCAATGCCTATGCAGATTACACAACAACGCTGGTTTCAAAATCAAACGGATTCAATATCAACGATATTGAACAGTGGGGTGTTGAATTTTTGGACTATGATTGTGTGTTCAATTGTGCCTATGATGGATTTGCACAGGTTGGGGTGTTGGAGTTTTTTTACCGGCATTGGAAACACAATTACAATAAAAAGATAGTGACCATTGGTAGTAGGGTTGTGACTCACAAACGCTCACAGTCAGAGGATGGTTATTGGGCCTATCGATTACACAAACAAGCACTGCAACAGGCACATGACGCAATGTTGGGGGATGCCTGTTGTGGCATGACTATTGTGCATCCTGGACCCGCCGACACTGACATGATACAGCATCTTGACATTGTCAAAATGAATCCCAATGATCTAGCAATCACTATAAAAAACATTGTTGAGTTGGGCACAATCAAAAGAGTTGATCTATGGCAAATATAAATTGGCAATACTATCACTGGCACCTTGAGCCAAGTGCTGTATGCACTCTCAAATGTCCAAGATGTCCACGCACCGAACATCCAGAAACTCCTTGGTTAAACTACAACATGGACTTGTCGTTTGTACAGAGTTTCTTGACTGAAGATATGTTAAGAAATCAAGTTCGTCGTATCACCATGTGTGGTGATGTGGGAGATCCAATCTACTGTAAAGAATACATTGACATTTGCCGATACATCAAATCAATCAATCCCAAAATACATATTTTTACCGTCACCAACGGCAGCCATAAAAAACCCGAGTGGTGGGCCGAACTGGGGTCGGTGCTGAATCAATACGACACTGTGAATTTCAGCATCGACGGCTACGATCAAGCAACAAACAATCTGTATCGAGTCAACAGCAATTGGGACAGTATCATCAACGGCATCACAGCCTTACGAAAATCCAATGCCGAAGTGTTTATCAACTGGGCCGCCATTGTTTTTAGTTTTAATCAACATCACATAGACACCATCAAACAGCAGGCCACAACTCTGGGTCTAGATGGACTACAATTAACAAAGAGTACCAAGTTTGGCAGCAAGTACGGTGAAGCATATCAGGGAGTCAATGATACACTGGAACCCGATCCTGAGTGGGTAAGTGGCAGCCACAGGTACGAACGTGAGCTGATTGATATTAGCCATCGACAACAAAATAATCAAGAATACATCGAACATAATCAACAGATGTATCAAAAAATAAAACAACAATACCAGGGTCAACCCATTGTGCCCATGTGTGAGATTGGTAATCGAGGTCTATATGTCAATGCAGAGGGTGTTGTATTTCCCTGCAGTTGGACCAGTTTTCCGTATCATAGTTTGAGCAATGACAACAAAACCATACACTGGCAAGACAGTTTCTTTGCACAGTATCGAGAACGCATGAATCTACGTGTTCGCAGTCTAGAAGAAATTGTACAGGATCCTTTGTGGCGCCTGTGCAGTCGGGGGTGGACTGATTCGACCAAAACATGGGTTGAGTGTGGTCAAAAGTGCAATCAATCGTTGGTTGATCAAGAATATTCAGTGGGATGGCTCACCAACTGATGCTGTCATTTACTTTTTTAATCGAAGCCGAACACGGTCAAACTCCACCACAGGTTCGTGCCGGCTCCCATAATTTTCTATTGCCTGTTGGTCAATCAACCATCGACATAGCTGTCCTAGACGAACAATCTTTGACTTTGGATTTTTACAGCAAGTCTGAATCAGATACTGTGATCAAGGACGGGCAAATCATTGCCGACACCCAATTTAAGATATTAACTGCATGGTGTGACGGAATACTGTTAGAAAATTGGTTCAACAACATCACTGTTTATCGTCCCAACTATTTTGAAGGATTCTTACAGCATTGTCCTGATGCACCCAAAGAAATCATATCGCCTTATCAATTTAATTTTCCAGGAACCATCAGTTGGTCCTGGCAGGATAATTTTTGGGACTGGTATTTTGAAAAGAAAAATAGTTATGAAGTCATCAACTTCATTGAACAGGAACCCGATCGTGCATGGAAATTTCGCGGAAGCCTTGATCCCTGTGAAGATCTTGTGCTACAAATAAAGCAGGTTTTAGAATTATGAATCGTTTTGCATTTATCAATATTCCCAGTCAAGAACTCGAGCGACCACCGGCTGCAGCCGCGGCATTGAGTTCTTGCGTTAGAGCAGTTGGCTGGGACTGCAAAATTTTTGACTTCAATTTATTTCTGCATAAAAATGTAAACACCCAAACTTGGATAGAATTAGAATGCTACTGGAGATGTAAAAGTTTAGAACTGACTCCTGATACAAGAACACGGTTAGAACAGGTGATAGACCTGTTTATACAAGATGTCATACAATATCAACCAGACATGTTGGGCTTGAGTGTGTTTACCAGAATGAGTGTTATACCAGCTTGGGAACTGTTGCAACACATTAGGCCCAGGATTGATTGTCAAATCGTGATTGGCGGCAACGGAGCGTACTCTTGGCCGGGCGGCTTGCCGGTATTGGAAAACATAGATACCAAAACCAATAGCTTTAGTGAGTTTGCAAAGAATCACAATTTGATTGACCATTACATACACGGCGACGGCGAAGTAGCCATCATGGAGTTGCTCAAAGGCAACTTGGACTATGCTGGTATCGATGGAATACCGCCAATACAAATAAAAGACATCACCAGTCTACCATATCCAGACTATCGAGATATAGAACCCACAAATTATTTGTACACACACGAACCTGGAATGTATATCACAGCCAGTAGAGGTTGTGTGAGAAATTGCACTTTTTGTAATGTACCTCAAATCTGGCCCAAATACCAATCAAGGACCGCCGACGATGTTGTAGAAGAAATAATTAGAGGCAAGACCGAATTTGGAGCAAATGTTTTTCAGTTTACTGACAGCTTGCTCAATGGCAATATGAAGACCTGGAGAGAAATAAATCGCAAATTGATCTTGGCCAAAGACGCTGATCCAGCACTGGAATCCATCAGCTATCTTGGTCAATTTATTTGTCGCACCCGACTGGATCAAACTGAACGCGACTGGGAACTGATGGCTCGAGCCGGGGCTGATATTTTGATCACCGGATTCGAAAGTTTTAGTCCCAGTGTGCGTAAACACATGGGCAAACACTACAGCAATGCCGATATAGATTTTCATTTTGCACAAAGTGCAAAACACGGAATCAAAAATGTGTGTTTGATGTTTGTGGGGTACCCAACAGAAACCCAAGAAGATCACGAATACAATATTGAATTTCTACATAGATATCAAAAATATGCCAAGGCCGGTATCATACACATGGTTCGATGGGGATATACAGGAATGTTCAGTGCTACCAACAAATTTGGTACTGATACACAAGTAAAAATTGTCAACGATCCCGATTTTGCAAACAAATTAAAAAATCTCCCCAAGGGCATCAGAGATATTGCATTAGGGTTCGGTTGGTTAAACGAAATGAATCCGACCCTTACGCTCAAAGAACGTATTCGACGACGTTTGGAATTGCACGAACTCAGCGTCAAACTGGGGTGGCCGCAAACACGCAGTCGAGAAGAATTACAAATCCTATACAACATTTTGTCAAATCTAAACAAAAATACCATACAAGTTGAAGATTTTGAAACACTAGAAACTTTGTTAGATTTCCATTAAAATTGCTATGACACCAACAAAGACGATAACTATAATATGTCGTGGACTTATCAAAATATCCCTGTGGACGAGCTGCCAGAAGATTGCGTGGGCTTTGTGTATTTGATAACCAACAACATCTCTGGACGAAAATACATTGGGAAAAAACTGGCCAAATTTGCTAAGACTACCTATCGAACAGTAAAACTCAAGAATGGCACCAAGAAAAAGAAAAAGATTCGCTCAAAGGTCGATTCAGACTGGAGAGACTATTATGGCTCAAATGATCAATTAAACCAAGACGTAGCCGCCCTAGGCAAAGAAAACTTCGCCAGAGAAATCATATTTTATTGCAAATCAAAAGCACAATGCTCCTACATCGAAGCGCGAGAACAATTTAGACACCAAGTCTTAGAATCACAAGATTACTATAACGGACAGATTTCTGTCCGTGTCCATGGCTCCCACATCAGAGACAAACTCTAATCACCATCAGTAAAGGCTAGCACAGGCCAATGTCGTGTGTCCTAAACCTGGATCTCGGATCACAGGGACGGAATTCTCTTCGCTGAAAAGAGTACTCAATCACTATCCTTGACAGGACGAAGATCGCCAATTGCCGCGGTTTGATTGTTTGAAGAAAAAGATAAGGCTAAAAAGACGTGCAAGCGATTGCACAGGTTTGCATATTTCGCTAGTATGTTGTATGTGAACTGCCGTTGTAGATAAGAACGCAACTCGAGGTACCGGACAACCGCCTCTGTAATGTTGTAATACTAGTGACTGTTCCGAACTCGGATGAAGCTATCTTTGCCCTGTGCGGGCAAAGTGTGACTGAGGAATCTGGATGAAACTGTTTCGCTTGAGCGTTTAAGAAAAATAGTATTGATGAGCGATCAGCGAAATCAATAGATGTACGCAGTACATCTTAAAAGAATGGCTGTCCAGACTTTTTAGTAGTTTCCATGTTGTCTTCGATGATCTTTTCTACATCCAGGCGTTCCTGATGGCTAAGTCCCAAAACATCTGAATAGGTTAATCCTCCACGCATGAACCAACTGATCCGTAGTGCATTGCGTTTCATGGCTTTTGATTCCTTATCGTAACTGTCTAACAGTTCTACAATACCCTGATCATCAAGACTCAAAAGCCGTTGTCGAAAAAACTTGCGTAGTCAAATTCAATGGGCACTTGGTAGCTTTTCTCGCATTCACCACACACAACTCTGGAGGGTACTAGGCCTGCTTGCTTGTTGAGCTCGTTCAATCGGTCCTGCACAACTTTGACAATACCTGTTTGTGAATTTTCGTAAAACTCGTAGATGTGTTTGGGATTAGTAACAGTATTGGTATGATTGATGGTGATTGATTCGGTGGTTGCAGTCAATATTTCTAATCCAATATTGATCAATTTCTCCATGGCGTTGGAAACTTGCACAGCTCTGACATCAGACTCTATGTCGGCACTTTCCAGGGCCTGTAACATTTTTTGTTCTTCGAAATTTATTTGTTTACTTCTATTGGCTTCTATGTAGCGTGTGGGTTTGAGTTTGATTGTTAACTCATCTATTTCTACAGGAGTATCGTAGTCAGGACACTGCATGGCTGCCAAACTGTCCCGCAGATCTTGGCTGTGTCTATTGTCGTGTTGGCAGTGGGGGCATTTGCTGTCAAAATCCATTGTGTGCCCGTAACTGGCAATACGTATGGCAATCAATATGGCATCCATGTCGATACTGGGCATTTCCCACGCATTTTTGATGCTTGGTACACAACTGGTCATCACATCTGCCACACCAGAGCCGTTCATGAGAGCATCGGGTGTTTTGAGCGTGATCTCATCTTTGGTGGTCATTGGGTAAATTGGCAGCTCGCCGTTGACTGGCAAATCTATAGCACCATCTTTCCACCAACGCCCGTTGCTGGGCAATCGTATGTAAATTGCTGGCTGTCTAAAATACTTCAATAACGGATTGTCTTCGGTTTTTGGATGCATGATTTTGTCCCATAAATAATTGATATAGTGTTATATTTATAGGGCAAAAAATCCATGGCAATAGAAGATAGACTCGACCGGTTAACGGATGCGCTGGAACAATTTATAGATCGTCAACCCGGTGCTAGCGGTATGGGTGTGCGCCCCAAAAGAGATTTGTCACAAAATCTTGATGATCCGGCTGCTCGTGAAGCTTTAAGAAAAAACATAGGCGAATACACCAAAGGTCTCAAACAAACTACAGTGGTAACCAAGTCCTTGACCAATGTGTTTGACGGTGCAAGAGAAGATCTTAACTTTGAGCAAACCAGAGAAAATTTTGATCTGTTGGACAAACAACTTGCAAAAACTAAAGACGCCGAAGAAGTGCGTGAGATACAAGCGGCAAAAGGCGAAATATTAAAAGCAGTTACTTTGAAAACCGGTATAACTGCGGCTGCAAACTTTGCTGGCGGCATGCTCAAAGCTGCCAACATGATCCTGGATGCCAGTCGTGCGTTTGAATTGTCTATACAAAGTGGCGCTAGTGGTGTAGAAGCAGGCACACAAAATCTAATAGCCAGCATACAGGCCAACAAACAGATACAAGATACACAGGCTGATGTGATAAAAGACACATCTCAAGGTATCGGAATGTTGGCCGGGGCCTTTGGCAAAGTGGGAAAGATAATTGGCGGTTTTATCACCCTGTTTGGTCCGTTGGTTTCTTCCTTCATGAAGTTCAACAACGATCAGGAGGCCAAGGCTGCTGAACATCGTGCTAAACTTTATGGAGAAGAGCTCAAGAAAACTGAAGAGAACTATAATAAAATTACTGCCGCTGGCGCAATGTTTGCCAACGGTATGGGTGAGATGCGAGCTCAGGCAGCCAATGCTGGTATGCGAGTAAAAGACTTCGGCGATATGATTAAAAATAGTTCAGCTAATTTGGCCGATATGGGTATGGGACTGGCACAGGCTGCACAGCGCATTGGCGGTGTTAGTAAAGTTTTAAGAACATCAGATCTAGGAATGCAACTGCGTAATCTTGGACTCAATGCTCAAGAACAAGCAGAAGCCGCAGCCGGCGCCGCTGCCAACTTGAATGCCACTGGCCAGTTAAGATCTATGAGTGACCAAAAGGTAGCAGAGGCCACTGTTGCTTACACCAAAGACTTGAAAATATTAGCCGCTATCACCGGTGAAGATGCCAAGAAGAAAATGGAAGAAGCACGTAAGCGAAGCATGGAAGCTGACCTAATGGCACAGACCTTGGCCAAAGGTGGTCCCTTAGCCATGGCCAAACTGCGTGACCAGTTGGCCACCATGCCAGAGTCGCTAAAAAAAGGCTACATGGAATTTGTCAGCACTGGCGGCACTGCTGTAGCTGATGCGGCCACCAATGTGGCCATAGCTCAAAATCCCAAGATCATGGCGCAGTATCAACAGATGTTTACTACCTTAGGTGATGGCAATAAAGATGCCAGTGCGGCAATGCAGGAAACAGGCACGTTAACTGAACAAACTGCCAAGTATGCTAGAGAACACGCTGCCTCGGTCAAAGAAATGGGTCTAGCGGCTCGTGTGGGCGCCAGTGATATTGCTACAGCCACCATGACCATACACAACGATTTGATCCTGGCCAATCAAAAGTTTACTGAAGGTGTCACAGCAGCCACAGCAAAAAATGTTGAAGATTTATCTAAAACACAAGACCCGTTGACCAAATCAATGACTAAGTTACAAGATGACACAGACAAGGCCGCAGTAGCGTTGGAACAGCGGTTGACTCCGGCGTTGGCCGCTGCCGCAGATGCTATGCCACGTTTTACTGGTGCATTGAAAGATGCTTACGAGGCACTGACACGCCTGCCCGGACAAAGTGGAAAAAGCACTGGTGAAGTGGTAGGTGAAGTTGGTGGTACAGTAGCAGGTAGTCTAGCAGGTGCAGTAGCAGGCAAAACTGTTGGTGGTTATGTCGGTGGCGCCATTGGATCTCTTGCTGGGCCCGGGGGTACTGTCGTTGGCGCAATGATTGGACAAACGGTTGGTCCGTATATTGTATCTGCTCTAGGCGGACTTGTTGGTGGTTACCTTGGCGAAAAAACCGGCGGATATATCGGCCAAAAATTTGCAGATGGTGGTATAGCTAAAGGACCCCAATCGGGCTTTGCTGCCATGTTGCACGGTACAGAAGCTGTAGTACCGTTGCCGGATGGCAAAGCACTGCCGGTTAATTTGGATCTAGGTAATTCGTCTTTGTTGGCCAGCATTGGCAAACTCACTGCTGATGACTCTGTTGCTACCAACAACACACCAAACAAATTGTCAGACGATACTGCTGCCATGATCCGACAGCTGACAGATACCATTTCTGCATACAATCGAGGTAATGATAATACCGCATCAAATAAAGCCCTGGAAGACATGGCCAGTTTGATGAAATCGCAACTGGACAAGCACGACGAAATGATCAGCCACCTCAAAGAAACTGTGGACATCAACCAAAGATTACTAAATCAAAGCTATGCTTGATCCTCGGTAAATACACTACAGAGGAATTTATACAATGAGCTGGAAGAAGTACTTTAAGTCTGCAAACTTGCCCACCAACATCAGCCCCATGGGCAGTGGCAATCGTATGCCCGATCCTGGCTATCGCAACTATCAAAGCAATCTTCCTGAAGTGTACATCGGCCATCCCAACCGTGTTGAACGTTACAATCAATACGAACAAATGGACATGGACTCAGAAGTCAATGCCGCCCTGGATATCTTGGCTGAGTTCATGACACAGCGCAATGACGACAACAACACAGCATTTGATATCAAATTTCACGACAAGCCCACTGACAACGAAGTCAAGATCATCAAAGAACAACTACAGCAATGGGTCAACCTGAATGAACTCAACGAACGCATATTCAAGATAGTACGCAACACCATCAAGTACGGTGATCAAGTGTTTATCCGTGATCCAGAAACATTCAAGATGTTTTGGACCGACATGCCCAAAGTCACCAAAGTTATTGTGAATGAAGCTGAAGGCAAAAAGCCTGAGCAGTATGTGATCAAAGACATCAACCCCAATTTTCAAAATCTGACAGTGACCGCAGTGGCAGCCACTGACACTTATATAAACCATCCACAAACAGGTGGACCTTCGGGCAGTTATGTACAGCCCAAGACTCCCTATGCCGGCGGATCGCGTTTTGCTCACGCTCAAAACGAAGCAGTGATCAACGCCGAACACGTGGTACACATGAGCCTGACAGAAGGCCTGGATGTGTACTGGCCGTTTGGTAATTCGGTGCTGGAAAACGTATTCAAAGTGTTCAAGCAGAAAGAACTGCTGGAAGACGCCATCATTATCTATCGTGTGCAACGTGCGCCCGAACGCAGAATCTTCAAGATTGACGTGGGCAACATGCCCAGCCACATGGCCATGGCCTTTGTGGAACGTATCAAGAATGAAATTTGGCAACGCCGTATTCCCACACAGACCGGTGGTGGTGCCAACATGATGGATGCCACATATAATCCACTCAGTACCAACGAAGACTACTTCTTCCCTGTCACAGCCGACGGACGTGGAAGTAGCGTAGATACCCTAGCAGGTGGCACAAATCTAGGCGAAATCACGGATTTGAAGTTCTTTACCAACAAATTGTTCCGTGGTCTGCGTATTCCTGCCAGCTATTTGCCCACAGGTCTAGACGATGGCACACAGGCAGTCAGCGACGGCAAAGTGGGCACAGCACTGATCCAAGAATGGCGTTTCAACCAGTATTGCAAACGTCTACAGCGCATGATTGTTACCAAACTCAACAGCGAATTCAAGCTGTTTATGCGTTGGCGCGGTATCAACATTGACAGTCAAATGTTTGATATTGAGTTCACAGAGCCACAAAACTTTGCACAGTATCGTCAGGCCGAAATTGATGCCGCACGTATTGCCACATTTACCAATCTTGAACAAATTCCATATTTGAGCAAGCGTTTCTTAATGACCCGCTACTTGGGTCTGAGCGAAATGGAAATGAAAGAAAACGAAATCATGTGGAAAGAAGAGCAGGGCAAAGCAGAACAGGCTGCCGCAGAGCCTGCAAGTTTGCGTAGTGTTGGCATTACTCCTGGCGGTATTGCTGGAGACTTGGACAATGTCACACCTGAACCTGGTATGGAACCTGGTGCAGAAGCCGGAGCACCAGCTGGTGCAGGCGGTGTAAATGCGGGTGGCGCAATGCCCGCAGGCGGTGCAGGCAGTGTAGCCGGTCCCGCCGGTGCAGTTGTATAAATACTCTTATGTTTATCACTGAACTTTACGATCAAATTCCTGAACTGTATCATTCTGAAAAGGATGATAATAGCGCCATGAAATTGAAAGATCTACGCAAAACTAGGCTTACTCTTGGGCACCTGAACAAGCTAAGAATGGCCAATGATATACGCAAATTTGAAAAAGAAGAAGAAGTAAAAAGTCTGCAGGACCAGTACAAAGCCCCTGCAGCCGAGCCTGGTGCAATGCCGGGCTTGTAATATTGCTGTAAAACTCTTCAAAAAACCCTCGTTTAACGCAGAAATATACGCAGTTTTGTAAATAGTTTACAAAGCTACTATTTTTAAGGAGTTCTTATGAACAAGTACGAAAAGCTAATTGAACA